CCTAAAAAAGCAAACTCGTCTTGGATAGTCGTTTTTTTAATTTTTCTAAAGCTTTTACTTCTATCTGTTTTACTCTTGCAAAAGAGATACCCAAACGCTCGGCTGACTCTCTAAGTGTCATTTTGCCATTTTCATAAACAGATATTAAACAACAATTTTGTTCTTCTTCAAAGTCTATCCAGAGACGACATTCTGTTACAGGACACGCAACTCCCTTTTCTAAACAATATTCTGAACACTTCAATAGGCCATCTCCTTTCATAGTTCTGGATACTCCTCTTCTAATAAATCAAAGATATTTTCAACCTCTCCATCGCTAAGAGCGAAATCTTTAAGAATTTCCTTTCCTTCATTCCTTAGTTTTTTAGTTTTAGTTTTGCGCGTTTTAGCTTGTGGTTTTACTTCATCAATATAATCTTGAACACGCTCATCGCCAGTGATATATGCTGTCACTATATGACGGAAGAAAGCGGACTGAGTGAGTCCATCCTGTTTTAACTTTATTAAAAGCTGTGCTTGCCGGTGATCGTTATCTGTGAAGATTATCCTTTTTGTAAGGTTGCCATAATCTATTTCGGAAGACATCACCATTCCCTCGTTTTAATATGTGTGTGACTTTCCGACAAGCCAGAGTGGGTTTGTCGAACGAATTGTGCTCTAGCGTGTAACTCATCAATGGAACGACAACCACTATATGATAGCCCTGAACGAATCCCTCTTTCCAAATCTTCTAGGATAGATCTAACAGATCCCCGATACGGCACCCTAGCAGAAACCCCCTCGAAAGAACTATACCTGCCGCGCCAACTAACTTGAGCCTCTTTACTTGCCATGCCGCGATACGACTTCCAATGCAAGCCATCAGAATCCTCAAGGACTTTTCCTGGTGTTTCATCTGTGCCTGCTAGCAACGAACCACACATTACGGCGTGAGCGCCAGCAGCAAGAGCTTTTACAATATCACCTGAGTTTCTAATGCCACCATCAGCAATAATAGCCACATCTCTATCTGTTTGCGCGCACTCCATAATAGTTTGAAGACCGGGCATTCCATGGCCAGTCTGAATACGTGTTGAACAAATAGAGCCTCCTCCGATATTACAGCGGACACTGTCTGCTCCCCAATCAGATAAATCATTAATGCCCTGAAGCGTGGCCACGTTTCCTGCCATAATGTGAAAATTATCAGAGCACATTTTTCTCAATTCCCGTAGCGCTTCTTTCATAACAATGTGATGGCCATGGGCAACATCAATGCATAAGAAATCTACGCCCGCATCTAATAATTCTGTGGCTCTTTCAAGATAATCTCCGGTGATGCCAATGGCGGCTCCTACATTATTTTCTATCCGTGGTATGAATTTTAAATTAATAAAATTGCACACATCCTTGACCAATGAGGTCTGTTCCTCAATTGCGTTGTAGCGATGGATTATTGATGTGCCACCATATGATGTCATGGCAACTGCCATATTGTTTTCTGAAATAGTATCCATCGGTGCAGAAACAATTGGAAGCTTCAATGACACCCCCTTTCCCAAATTAGACAAAATATCCACTTCATTTCGTGTCCGAATATCTGAATATTGCGGCACTAATAGTATGTCATCGTATGACAAAACTTCTTGCATTATCTCTCCTTCTCAATAAAATCTTTTATATCATCTACATGGTACCATGTATTCATGTGTGGTTTTTCCGGGTCTTTTAATACTCTAATCTTAGGTTTTTTAATACCAGTTTTAATCACAGTAATCGTGGGCACACCACTAAATCCTATAATCTTTTCTACCTGTGGATAGTCACCAATATTAAAAGCAAAAAAATGTAATTCTGAATAGTCCTCTTCTTCTGCTAGATCCTTATAAGAATCACTCAACTCATGACAAAGTGGACACGTGTTAGAATAAAATTTAATGATGCATGTTGCCGCTTCTTTCACTTGACCTGACAACAACTTTTGTAAAGCTCTCTTTGAGAGTCTATCAATCGCCATTCTGTTTCTCCTCCGTAACCTTTTTGGCCTTATCAATGCACATTGGGCAAAACAAACGCACTTTTTCAGTTTCCTGGTGTACAACCACAGACCATGTTGTAACCATCTCCTTGTTTTTTTTATCAAATGACTCTTGGCACGCACTGCATTGATCTGGCAGCAAGCCAAAAAGAGTAACTTTATTGGCCAATTGCTTTTCAGCATCAGATGCCTTGGCCTGGGCACGTCGCTGTTTTCTATTCATCTGTACTCCCTAGTGCCCCTCTGCCTCTGGTACTCATTGTAATAGGATGGCCATACAAACTGCCCTCTCTTCTTTCAATGGCTCTAAAGTGAACCACCGGAATTAATACCACTTGCGCAATCTTTGTTCCTACTTCAAGTGTTTGAGTAATACAGCCCACATTATGAAGGTTAATAAATACCTCTCCATCATATCCTGAATCAATTACGCATGCGCCCACGATCAATCCTCGCTTTGCAGCTACGCTAGAACGGTTTTTAACCTCTAGCATATATCCGTGCGGTACTCCAAATCGCAAGCCAGTAGGGAGAATCTTACTCTCCCCTGGAGCCAATGATACCGGCAAGTGCTCGCCATTAGGGGGCGGTGAATAATACACATCCAACCCGGCATCTGACGGGTTGGCACGTGTAGGGCGAATAGCCAACGGATGAACCATTGAGTACTCAAGCAGCACTGGAGCCCCTCTTCTTGTTCAGAATAAGATTATAAGCATCATAGAATTCATCGACATTCAATTCGCTCTTCATAAAACGATATGCCTTAACGGCAGTGCGAATCTCGTCGGTGGACAACCACCCATTGTCACGGAACTCCTTGCGAAGTTCCCTCTTCTGCTCCTTGTATGGTTCCATCGCTTCTTCGATGGCGTTTAATGATCGAACATATTCCAAAATATAACGATCCTTGTCTGTGTTGTTTGTGGCCATGTAGCCTCCTTTTGTATTATTAATATACCAGACTAAAGTGTCGGTGTCAAGTGTTATTCGAATTTAAAATCAACTTTAACATTAATATTTAAAGTAGGAACATGCAAGTAATTAACTAGGTTATGGCGCCTGCATTCGTGGGGCGCTAAGTACCAGTCGGCATGTCCTCTCTGGTGAATGATATCTAAGAAATGTTCTCCCTCTTTTCCGCAATTCTCAGCCATCATATGAAAAATCTTTTTGTTTAATCTGTCAGCTTCTTTTGCGTCTGCTTTAAGCTCTTCAACTTTTCCTTCCATCATTGAACTCACGTCGTGAATCATTACGGTGGCATCGGGATCCATATATCTTTTTCCTTCGGCGCCGAAACTTGCTAGCACAGCACCACAAGACATCGCCTTGCCTTGTATAATAGTAGCAACCGGAATTTTTGAGTGTCTGATATCGGATATCATAGACATCAGTGAATACACTTGACCACCATAGCTATCAATTATAATTGGAACCACTGGCTGTCCTGTGTTTTGTGCTTTGCTCATCTGCTTTGAGAATTCATTAGCAGAATCCTCGTCAAACTTTCTCACGCGAATAACAATAGGCAAGTCCTCCACTAACTCTTGATCTTTCAAAAGCGGACTAAAGTATTTAATAATATTCATTTTGTTTTATCCTAGTAATTTAAATGTTCTCCCAATCGCATAAGTAGAAAATCCCCATTGTTCGTCATACTTAAGCTTCGCCATATACGGTTTATTAAGTGAGATCTTGTCCTTCTCTGGTTTAACGCCCCAACAACGAATCCTTGTCTGTTCGTTATTGCTATCGATCACTTCTACGATCCAGTAGTCTTTACCGTTCTTGGTCTTCTTCGGCGTAATCTTGCGCGGAATGAACCAGCACACATTCAACAAGCTATCGAATTCTGAAATCGGTGGAATATACTTATCGCCTAGGCGCTTAAGCATGGCGTCGTCTACCACAAGGTTCAACGGGAAGACGCCTGTAAGCTCTGTTCTAAATTGAATAATTTCTTCTTCGCTAAAATGTCCCTCGGGGCGATACAGTTCCATATTCTCGGCTAGCTTTTTTGTGTTCTTTGGGCGCTCTACGATACAAGCTGACCAGAAGTGTTTCATGCCAGTGAACCTATCATCAATCAGGTTATCTAGCGCTCCACCTCGACACAAAGCATCCAAGGACTTCTTGTTTAACTTGCCATATGCCACCCCTTCTTTGAAGAGAAGATCTTCCGCATTTGTAAAAGGACGGTTATTGAGTATCTGTTCAATCGCTGCCATGCCCAGTCCCTTGATCGAAGTGAGTGGTTGGATTAGCGTCTTGCCATCTTCACTAATTTCCCAGATGACACCCGACTTATTAATATCAAGCGGCTCAATATTGTATCCGTATTTCTTTGCAATATTGATTGCTTTTTCTTTTCTACTCTCTGGCTCCTTATCCAAGAACGCAGCCAGCCACTCTACGGGATAATATGCAAATAGGAAAGCGCACTGATAAGACAACATACTATAGGAAACAGCATGAGACTTATTAAAACCGTAGCCTGAAAAGTATTCAAAGTTATTCCATAGAGTTTGC